TTAGCAGTCACGCTTAACTCCGCAGGCACAATGGTGGCGTGTACTTTCTCAGTCAATGCCACAACTCTTGAGTTAACGCCCGGCACTGCTGCGAGCGTTAATCTAGCTGACACGTATGTCAGCAGCGCGGCTGGGGATGCGCTGCAAGCAATTCCCAGTCTGCCCAATTCGTTCGTGATGGGCTATAGCCGCACCGGCAGCGTTAGGGCGCTGCGAGCTATATCAATCAGCGGAACTACTTCCACCATAGGCGCAGAGACGGTAGTTGCGGGGGATTCGGCAAACCCCATTTTCGTAACAACGGCCAACCGAGTAATTGCAGTATCCGCAGGCGGTGGTCAGCTGCATGTGCAGCCGTACACTGTATCCGGGTCAACTTTAACGCTCGGCACGGGCGCGTCTGTATCCGCCGTGGTCACAAGCCTAGATCGTCTTGTAACGATGGGGACTCGTTGGTGCGCGATATACACAACAACCGGGATTACGCTAGCGAGCCTTATAACCCTGACAGGTACAACTATTACTCTTAGCACCGCGACGCTTTTCTCAAGCGGCACTTTCGCCACATGCGCAGTGGTAAACGGCTTCCGACTTTTTGCGATGACCAATGCAACGACCGGTACACCCATAAATATTTTGACGGACGACAACGGCACGGCTGTTTTAGGTACACCGATTGCATCTATGCAACCCGCATCGGGGTCGGCGCGCAACGTCATCAGAGTTTACGATGACACGGCTGAAGTGCTGGTGCAAGAGATGCAGGGAGGAACGAATGCGTTCTTCCACACGTATTCATGCGCAAGCACAAGCCCCGTTGCTTCAAGAGTAATTTCCACGCTGCCAGGCTCTACTACCGCAATCGTGGGTGTTCAGGCAGCAAATCTTAACAGCGGGCTAAACTTGCTGACTGGCACTGTCCAGACGAATTTATTGGCAGTAGATCGACAGACAGATATTGCATTTTACGGACTCGGGCTTGTTAATTTTGATTTGCGAACATCAACAGTTGCCACAGGTTTTGTGAGGGGCGCAAACGTCAGAACGCGCTGGTCAATACCGACAAGTGTCAATGTAATTCTCAAACTTGAAATAGTGTAACTGTGATAAACTTGTAAGCACCATTAACGCACCATTAACGAACTAAAGGAGAACGCATTATGTCCAGCAGCCGTAAGAAAAAGCCTCCAGTCAAGAAATGAAGATCGCCCTGTTTTCAATCCTGTGGGCGGTGCTGTTTTTCGCCCCTGCTCATGCCGGCGACTGGTACGACCTGAATTTCGGGCTGTATCAGTCGCTGACATCGCTATCGCTAATCATTTTAGCAAGCAAGCTGATGGATCGTGGCCGTCATAGGCGGGCGATGTTCAGCGTGCTGATTATCCAGATACTGCTCAATGCGTTTGACTCCTTTGCCGGATTGTCTTACGAGACATACAACGGCGCTCAAGCTGCTTTAAACGTCATAGAAGTGATGTTGATTATTGACTATACATTATGGAGGATGTTCTGTGGAAAACGTGATCGGAACAACTCTGGTACTAATAGTCGCGGTGATCTTAGTCCTGAAAGACTACGAGGACGGTAATGTGATCGACGGCCAGGGCGCGTTTATCAAAGCGGTCATCGAGTTTTTTAAACCGTATGGTCAGTACATCATGTACTGGCTCTTTGCTATTTGGGGCGGCACATCAAGTTATCTAATGGAGCTGCACGCAAGCGGTGGCAGAGTTAGCTTTAAGATGTGGGCTGGCCGGATGGTTGTCAGCGGCTTTGCCGGGTTCCTGATGGTCTTGATGTGCGTTTCTCTCGGTCTGCCGATTGGTGTAGTCGGAATATCGGCGGGCATCGGTGGCTACATGGGCGGCTCTGCTATTTTGATGATTCAGAAAATGATTGTTAAGAGGGTGCAGTCGTGAACGCCGAGCAGATCCGCCACAACCTGATAAGACCAATCCTTGTCGCAATGGGCGAGGCAACGCCTTGCAAGCACTCAGACGCAGCAGAGAACCTTTTAATGGGTACGTGGGCGCATGAATCGGCGGGGGGTAAATTTATCAAGCAAGTCGGCGGGCCTGCTTGCGGGATATTCCAAATCGAACCGCCGACAGCGCACAGCATTATTAACAACTATGTGCTGCACAGAAAACCTTTTAAAGACTTCCTCGCCAAGCACACTACCGAACAGACTATTGAAGAGCAACTGATAACGAATCTGGCATTCCAGATTATTATTGCGCGGCTTGTCTACTTCCCCAAAACTCAGCCGCTGCCAAACGCAAACGACATACGCGAGCTTGCTAACTACTGGAAGGCACACTATAACACCGCGCTAGGCAAGGGAACGGCTGACAAATTTGTTGATGATTATGCGAGGTATGTTGTGTGAGTATAGTTTACCAAAAGGACATCAAGTATCAATTGTACGAAGATTCCCAATGGCAACTATTAACGCCTATGCAGATTAATTACAGCTTGGACTGTGGATGGTATGGGGTAGATAAAGAAGCCGCCACTATCTACGCAAGAGAAGGCTTTGCGTGGGACGGCGCTACAATGTTCCCTGATTTCAAGTGGATACTTGAAGGCTCTTTGTGGCATGACGTTCTCCACCTGCTTATCGCTCAAGGGGCGATACCTGTCAGCGAAAACAATGCGATCGACAAGGAGTTGACACAAATTATCAGGACATGCGGCGGCGTGGGTCAAAGCCACTGGCTAGCGCGTTTGCGAGCGCATTATGTTAAGAAAGCAACCGGGCTGGTGCATCAGCAGGTCACACAGGCAAGGCCCGTTTACCAGCTCCACAAAGGAAAGGTGCAGAGGATAAAATAAATGCGTGCATTGATTGTTGTTATGTTGCTGACTATGACCAGTTGCGCCTCCAGTGGCACTCCAAAGGGCGCCGTTGCCGGCTGCGGTGAGTTTTCGGCTATAGGCACATTCACCAAGACAGAAGCGCGTGGCAAGGCTCTGTGGCTGTCAGACGGTGATCTTGCAAAAGAACTCACCGTTGACGATGTCATTAAGCTAGCTGAGTCGTTAGGCTGTCATCAGTAAGCTTGTCCAGCATCCCCTGTACTTCCCGCTTCGCTTTCTCGTGCTTTTGTTCGGGCGATAGATCCGCATCACAGCACAGGAACATAACGGCTCCGTCTCCGTGCTTCGCGTAGCAGAGGACGCTGCCTGATGGATAGGTTGTGAATTTCATCTCGGCACCTTTTTTGTAAAAGTCAGATTGTCGTCGTTGTAAAACCCAGCAGGCCAATTGTTTGTTGCGTCGATGGGTGTTGATTTGCCCAACGGCACTTGTTCTATCTGGTGGCCTGAGCCGAGGAAGCGTTTGATGTCGGCTTCGAGTCTTTCTCGGATTGTTTTTTCACTCATTGTTGCTCTCCTTTTCTTGCAGAAAGCATGGCTTTGTAAAGTGCTGTTAGGTAGTTGTTCCACCCGCCTTTGCCGTGGACCGAGGCCGCGAAAACAACAGCAAGCGCGGCGTCAATCATCGCTTCAGTCGGCTCCACCGGCACAGGCACGCAATCTTCAGGAATCGTCACGTGACCTTCGGCCTGCAATGCCTTTTCAATAAGCATTGCAACTCGCATCCAGTCGTCAGGATTGCCGTTGCTGTCAACGTCTTGATAATTCATGCAAATCCACATGGCCTGCTGAAGTAACTCACTCATTATTATCCTCCAAAATAGCAATCAACTCCGCATGCGTCGCAGGCTTCGGGCAATCATCCTTCGGCATAACAATATAGCCTTGCCTGACTTGCTCAAACCCGATGGGGCAGTAACCGTGCGGCTTCGTGCTGGGTATCCTGTAAGCTGGGCAGTCCGTGCATCTTTTCATTTTCGACCAACCTCCGGTTTAATATTTTTATCTCGCGGCGCAACTGTGTGTCGTCACGCGCAACCGTCGCCTGTTGCTCTTTTTCGCTAATAGCGTACAGCAAAAAGGATGAGTCTAGAATCATCCGAGACGCACTCCCACAACAATGATAATCACAGTCAGCACAATGATCGTCCCGCAAATAATCGTTGCCTCCCGGGCCATCTTTTTTGACTCCTCTTTGTAGCGTTCCTGGGCGCGCCTTGGGTCGTACATCATCGGCTGACCTCCCTTGCAACACCAGCCGATGACTCCGCAGGCTCATACTCCGTCCACAGGTCTCCGCGTCTACGTATGCCGTCTGCACGGCGTTTGGTGGCCTCAATATCTATCAGGGCTTGTAAGTCATGGCTTCGCTGGTAGCGTGCGCTGTGGGAGCCTGTGAGGTAGCCTATTGCCGTGCCGACTGCTAGTGCGATTAGGTGGTTCATTTCATGGAGTCCTCATAATTGCGCTGATCAAAACTTGCTGAGTTATTGCCAACCATCCCCGTTTTAGTTAGCACCATGCCCTCCACCACCCATCGGATAGTAAAACCACTTATACAGCCAATGCTTGTTATCTTCATTTTTTTGCCTTTGTACGAGCGACCACAAATATCCACGGTGTCGCCAACTTTAAACGGGCATTCTTGCTCGGCGTACTGCCGGCGCAGACTATGAACCGCTTGTCGTGCAATCTGGAAAGCGGTGTCTGCTGCTTTTAATTGTTCCAAAGTTATCATTTCACTAACCCCGCTGCGTATTCAATCAGCCAGACTTTGGGTGCGATTATGAGCTTCACCAGATCAAATCCTTCGTGGACAGCAGTTGAAAAAGCGATAATCCCAGGCACGCCCCCGAAAAGCGCCCATAACACCCACGCAACTTCAGGGAGGACAGTTATCTCCCTAACATCCCACCATAAACCATTCCTGGCATACTCCCCGGGCTGCGGTCTGTTTTTTATCTGCCGGTACGTCGTGTAAATCAACATCCACAAAACAAAGGCCGACAGCGCGAACAGGCTCCCGCTTTTTACCATGTTGAGGACAATCAACTGCTCAATCACCTCCGGCATTTGCTCTGCGCCAAACGAGTAAGCCGACTGTGCTACACCGGTCATTGATTCAATCACTTTCACTATTGCTTGTTGTAGTTCTTCGTTCATCACTCACCTCCCTTGCCTGCTGATAATTTATCGCGCAGTTGCTTCTGTTCTTTTAACAAGCTGACAACAACATCAACCGCCCTCTCTCGGTCTGCTGATCCGTTTGTGCCTGAATAACCAAGCCGGTCTAAGGCCTCTTGCTCCCATTGCCAAGATTGTTTCATACCGTCTCCTTGCCTGCTGATAGCAGTGATAATTCTTCATCGGTGCATTTTCTTTCGTGACCACAATCTTCGCAGCGCATTTTCGTGTACCGCACAGGGTAAGTGTTGGTATTGCTGTACTTGTGATCAGCGCCATTCAAGCATTCGGCTTGTCTGGTTTCGTAGCTAAACGATATCGCCGTTGTGTAAACAAAGCGTTTTTCGCAGCTGAAACACTCCTGCTCATGCTTCTGATCTTCTTCGTAACCATACCCATAGTCATGATCTATTTCTTGCTCTGCCCCGCAGTACGGGCATTTGACATTACTCACGATTCGCCCCCCCCTTGACTGCTTTCAGCAGTGCCTTGATCGCGTCCAAAACATCACTTACGTTGTCAGTGCTTGTTCTTGTTTTTGCTCTGTCTGATAGAAACTGATAAACAGACCATCCATCGTAAACAAAGTCAGGAACCACCGACTGCGGTGCTACTACCGCGCCTGCTGATGGCAGGGCATCACAACACACCTTAAAATCTGCCCTGTGTTGGCTGCCAAAGTCGGTATGTGCCACTGCCAGCCCAGCGAGATAAAGCGCACCATCAAGCGCGGTTTTAGACACAAGCACATAGCCTTCGGGAACCACCGGCTGCGGGGCTTTGTAATACGTACCGCTCATGTCGCCCGGCTTATTACATCCGTATGCTGGTGCATTATTGCCGTGACAGGTAAAAACCACCGGCTCCCCGCTTTGCAGGGCCTGGAGTGCGTCGATTGCTTGCTTATGCTCGACAGTTATAACACCCGGCGAAATAGATTCGTAAATGCGTATTGCTGATTCTAATGCGACTTTGATTGCGTCACTCATCTTCCACTCCTCCTGCACTCAATTCGGTGCAGCAAATAAGTTATGTAATGTTGGTTATGCTTCATCTGGATGCACCACCCGCGCTATGCGGCTTGGGTAGCCCAAGATGCGGCATTTCTCTTTTACAGTGTGGCAAGCACCTGCGCCATCGACCCACCACATCGAATCATTAGGAGCATTAACAAACTCAGGGTTTGTCATCTCGCCATCATCGTTATATTGGCATTCAATCCAGTTAGATGTCATATTGTCCCGCCGCCTCCACTGCTGCAATTGCACGGCTGGCAATCTCTTTCTGCACATCTTTGTCGAGCATGTCCCAGACAAAAGTTAAATCCACGCCGTTGCAGAAAGCGTGATCAAAATCAATTTCTGCCGGCTCTGCTGGATCATCAAAAGTGGCTTCAATTTTAGGAGAATACGAATTGATGTGGCACTCGACCTTTTCGCGGCTGTGGAGCGTTACGGTTACTATCATAGTGTTACCCTCTGTGTTGTTATGTACGACACTATAATTGCACTATTTAATGCACTTGTGCAACACTTTTAGATCATCAATCTTTCGCTTTATCGCATCTTTTACTCGTCCTGCCGTGGTTGCACTAATGGGGCGCTCACCTGTTCGCATGTAGGCGACCATGCGCTTGGATAGGCCGATTTCCAAGCCCATGCGGTGGTTGTCGTAGCCGAGTTCTGACTGGGCGTTTGTGAATTGTTGGGGGGTCATATCAATACCTCAGAATGGCGGAAGGTCATCGTCAAAATCATCATAATCTGCTGGCGGCTGGTTTAATGGTTGCCGCGCTGGCTGCTGCGGTCTTGCTGGCGCATCATTGCTCTGAACTGCTGCTGGTCCACTATTGCGGGAGTCGAGCAGTTGCATATCATTGGCAACTATTTCCGTGGCGTATTTCGTTACGCCGTCTTGCTCCCAGGATCTTGTCTTAAGTTTCCCATCAACGTAAATCTTGCTGCCTTTTTTCACGTAGTCTCGAACCACTTCAGCCAGTCGGTTAAAAAATACAATCCGATGCCATTCAGTGGATTCTTGCTCTTGTCCGGTCTGCTTGTCTTTCCATTTCTCGCTTGTGGCTCCCGATACGCTTGCAACGGCTCCGCCTGATGGCAGGTATCTGATCTCTGGATCTTTGCCAATAGTGCAAACTAGAATGACTTTATTAACGCCTCTGCTCATTTTGCTCTCCTGCGGTCATGCCGCGTTATTTAATAATTAACGGTAATGTGTCTGATTTCGCCACGCGCAATCGATTCAATCAGCGCCCTTGCTGATGGCTCTGTTATGCCGTATGCAATTAAATCGTCAAGAGCTTCGCGGTTAATTTGCCGGCGATACGCCTTGTTTGCAGCTTTCTTTTCTGCTTCTTGCTGATCGGCAATTCTCTGGGCTTCAATGCGATTGCGCTCTGCTTCAATTGCCGCCTGCTTTTCACGCTCCGCCTGCTCTGCCGCTATCCTTGCGCGATCTGCCGCCTCTTGTTGCTGACGCAGTGCAGCGGCTTCCGCTTCGGCCTTCTCACGCCTCGCTCTCTCAAGAGCTGCCTGATGTTCGCGCTCTTTTCGGTCGGCCTCCTGTTGTGCTGCAATTTGCTGCTGCTCAACACGTTGCCGCTCTTGTTCGGCGCGATGCTCTGCTGCCTTTCGTTCAATCTCGGCGGCTTCTTTTCTGATCTGCTCTTCACGCTCAATACGGGCTTTTTCTTCAGCATCCTTTCGAATGCGCTCCTGTTCGGCAGCTTCAGATTCTGCCTTTTCCTGCTCCATAATCGCCACTTTAAAACGATTGATACAGGCGTCCTTTGCTTTTGCAGCGTCAGTTAAAAACTCCTGCCAACTGTCGTCAATCGCTATGCTTTCAATCTCTTTAAGCACTGTTGTAAGCTTTGCTGAGTTTTGATTGTCAGTGTAAGCATCAAACAGACTGAGGCGGTCTTTAATGCCTTTGACGCGCCTTTCTTCGGCTTCTTCCCAGTCCGTTAGTGGTTTTCGCACCTCGTCTTTCCACATATCCAGCAAGTCGCGCATCCGCTTGCGCTCTTCGTCAATCTTGCGCGGAATGTCCTTTAGCTCGGCAACAAGTTCTTTGCCCATGCTGTCCAGCGCGGTTTTTGACTGCGCTACTTTGTAAGCGACAGAAGCAATTTCCTTTCGACCTTTCGGCGTTGTAACGTCAGGCACAAATGCGTCGATTTCTTCGCGAACTTTAGCCAAAAACGGATCAAGCCCATTGGGTGTTGAGTAAACTTGGACGGCGGTTTCTTTTGATGGAACCAGTGCAATTTCGTTTGTCATGCTTTTATCCTCTCAGTTAATGTACTTGTTATGAGTTTCTGCAAACTCTTTGATGGCGTTTTCAATCCATGCGTTAGCCTTCGCGCACTTGTCTAGCATTTCCTTTTCAATCGTTAAATCACGTTCAAATCTGGCAATGGTGATTCTGTGGTGCATTGGTATGCTGCTGTCGATGGTATGTATTGCAGGGTCATCCCACGGCTTCAGAAGGTGTTCAGGGGTGTCCATGGCGCAATATGCAATCTCCCACACCGGCAGGTCAAAAAGGCACATGTAGCCTCTTGCTTGCCACTCATACTCTTTTTTGCCGGCCTGATCTTCAGTAAGCGGAAACGTCAGCAGTGACCATGCAACTTTGATGTCAACGCCCTTGCCGGAAGTCGCTGCAATCAGATCCGGTTCGCCGGTAATAATCCCGTTGTTTCGGCGCCCGGATGATTCGACTTTCTTCAGGTCATACAAGAAAACCGAGTTATACAGATCAATGCCTTGATCCTCGCAATATTTGCCTTTTTCAATCATTGGCATGTTGTCCAGCGACTTGCGAACACCAAACATAATTTCCCGCGCAGATTCCAGCATTGCCGTTTTTGCTGTCTCTGACCATTCTTCGCCTTTGGTGCGTGGATTGGTCATGATCTTGGCTATTGAGCTACAACGAATCATGATTGCACCTCGGCCATTACGCGGCCAAGCTGGTCATCATTAAGGGTGTATGCGGCATGAAGTCGGTCAAGGGTATATTCGCCGGCATTGATCTTTCCGATTGCCTTTGTCAGCCGAGAGTCGGTGATGGGCTGTTTTGGTGGTTCTTTGTTTGCCGCCAGCCCTTGTGCGTCATTATCTTCTCCGGTACTGATATTCAGCATCATACAAATGCCGTACCGCTTGCCGTAGCTGATAGTGCTACCAACTGCCTGCACTGCGTTTTTGCTTCCAGAGGTATCAAGAGCAAGGGGTATGCTTGTTTCTTCGCTGTGCCCGTCACGGTGGCTTAATACGGTAGTAATCCACATGACGTTAGACTCATGCTTAACGCGAAAGGTTACAGCAAAGCCGTACTTCTGAAGCACTGGCCTGATGGTGTCGTTAATGTCCTCAAGCAAAGCATACTTGGATTTATTGTGGCCCTCGCCCTTTTCAATCACTCGCGGCAATTCGATCTGCATTGATGCTAGGTCTGCTGTGAATTGCTGCTTTGCATTTCGGTTCAGAATGCGCTCTTGCATATCCAGCATTTTTTCCAGCTTGGTAATGTCGGCGTCTTTGTCCATCGCAACGCGCTCAATTACCTGCATCAGCGCCGTTGTTTCTGATGCTTGCGGTTCGTGCTGCACTATGTCTTTCATTCCTGCTACCCTCTTATTTGTGGTTGACGTGTTGACAATACTATCATATTCAAAATAGAATACAACTACTTTGATATAAACGGTGTAGGGAACGCAAAATGATGACGCTTGAACAAATACAAGAGGCTTTGAAAGATCGCAAGCTTGTAGCGGTTGCTGAAGCTACCGGGCTTGCTTATAACACTGTTTGGCGGGTGACTGCTGGAAAGGCGCCATCAGTAAGCTATGACGTGGTAAAAAAGCTTTCTGACTATTTGGAAAGAAAATAAAAAGCCGGATGACCTTTGAAGGGGTATCAACCGGCTTAATGTTCTGAGCGAACAGGAGTTATTGTACCAATGCACTATTTTAAGCGCAACATAGGCGATTACCACCGCAAGGCAGGGCGTCTGACAATGCTTGAGCACGGAGCGTACACGTTGCTTATGGATGCGTGTTATGACCGTGAATTATTCCCAACAAGGCAACAGGCTATTGATTGGTGCTTTGCCAGAACAGAAGATGAGATAAAGGCAGTTGAATTTGTGCTCGGTAAATTTTTCGAGCTTTCAGACGATGGCACTTATGTTCAGCTTAGAATTTTGCAGGAATTGCTTGAGTATCAGAAAAACTGTGAGACAAACAAGCAGATAGCGATTGAGCGAGAGGAAAAGAAGCGACTTAAAAAGAAAGGAGGAGCAAACGAATTGAGCACGAACCGTGCACTAGACGTTTACGAACAAGCACCTAACCAAGAACCATTAACCATTAACCAAGAACAAGATATAAAACCTACGTCGAAATCGTTGATTTCTCCCTGCCCTGTTGAACAAATTATTTCTCTGTATCAAGAGCATTGCACAAGACTACCGCGACTAAGGGTAATACCCGATAAAACCAAAAGCGCTATAAGCGCAAGGTGGAGACAGGATAGTAAATTTCAGAGTTTTGATTTCTGGAAAGGATTTTTCGATTACTGCAATGACAACAAATTCCTGTCCGGGCAGTCTAACCCACGACCGGGTGCTGATAAGCCATTTAGGGCGGATCTGAACTGGCTTGTTAAGCCCGAACCATTTGCCAACATAATAAACGAGAAATACGCATGAGCATTGATAACCTCAGATTACCACCACACAACGACGAAGCAGAGACCGCGGTGCTGGCTGCGATCCTGAATGACAATAACTTGATTAACGACCTTGATTGGTTGCGTGAAGATGACTTTTACCGCGGCGAGAACAAGGCGATCTACCGCCGCATGTCGGCCATGGCAATGATTGGACAGCCGATTGACCCGGTAACGCTTTGTGGCTCTCTCGATGAAGCTGGTGAGATGGTTGGCGACCTAAACCATGAGTACGTGATTGATCTTGCCTACGCCGCCCGCGGTGGCTCTAACGTGCAGCACTATGCTGGCATGATTCGCGGCAAAGCATTCGGTCGAAAACTGATAGCGGTCGGTCAGATGATTGTTGATGCCGGTTACGGTAACGGTGAAATAGATCAAAAGATTGATCGGGCACAGTCGCTTATTAATGGTCTTGTCCCGGGAGGAACAAGAGAGCCGCGGCACATTGATGCCATTCTGAATGACGTTTTGGTCGACCTTGAGCGTCGGTCTAAAATCAAAGGCGAGGTAATAGGACTGAAAACAGGGTTTTGTGATGTGGACAGGATGACTGGAGGATTACAGCCCGGCCAGCTTGTTGTTATTGCAGGCAGACCCGGGTCAGGCAAAACTACGTTTGCCATGAATGTTTGTGAGCATGTCATATCAGAAGGCAAGAATGTCATCGTGTTTAACCTTGAGATGATTGATGTGAACATTGCTATGAAAACCATGGCCAGCCTTGGGCGCATACCTTACGACAAGATGCGGTCCGGCGATATTGGGGAGCATGGCAGCCAGCTAAACACCGCGGCAATCAAGCTAAAGGGCCGTAACTTTTACATTGATGACAACGGGAATCTGTCCAGTAATCAGGTGGTGTCACGGGCGCGCAAGATTGCTCAGAAACTGGGTGGTCAGATTGATCTTGTTGTTGTTGATTACCTTCAGCTGCTAAATGACAAAGGGGATGGAGTGCAGCGGATTACTGAAATATCCCGGGCGTTGAAACTTGCGGCCCGGGAACTGAATTGCCCGGTGATTGCGCTGTCACAGCTTAACCGAAGCCTAGAGAACCGCAACAACAAGCGCCCAATCCTTGCCGACCTTCGCGAGTCCGGGGCTATTGAGCAGGATGCAGACACGGTCATTATGATTTACCGAGATGAGTTGCACGATGAAAACAGCCAGCAGAAGGGGATTGCTGAAGCAATTATACGCAAGAACAGGGAAGGCGAACCCGGTACGGCTTACCTTGCTGCCCGGCTTCAGTATTGCCGGTTTGACAATCTTGATCCGAACCATATACCGCGGCAACAGCAGAAATCGAGCCGTTCCGCATTTGCACACCTTGATGAATAAAGGCAATCTATGAAAGAAAAACACGTCAACGAAGTAATGACCGACTTAATACGTCGATGGCCGACACCGGCAGAAGCCAGAGACGCAAGGATAGAAGCGCGTAACAAGTGGATGCCAAGAATCTGCCGGATACTGGAAATTGAATTTGTACCAATGGAGAAAAACAATGAGTGACACAATCAGCAAGGCGATAGAGTTGTTACAAATCGCGTCATGCCCCTGTTGTGATGGTGCTGGGGCGTACTACGATAATCATGGCTGCGCTTGGGAGTGCCAGTTCTGCTGCGAGCGTAAGCAGGCAATAGAGGCACTCCAAGCCCTGCAAAGCGGGGAGCCAATAGCAGCCGTTCGCGGCTACTACAACGGCAGGTGCATTATTAAGCCGCTTGACCCCGCATTAGTGTTACCGGTTGGCATGGCTTTGTATGCCGCCCCGCAGCCGGTGGTTCCTGAAGGGTACATTACGCCGTTTGCATGGATGCGCCCCGAAGATGCCGCACGAACAATGATAGCGGTTGAAGGTGAGCGTGCCGAAGTTGCGCCAGACAAAGAGCATGGATTTAGTGTTCCGCTGTACAGATGCCAGCAGCCGGCGGTTGATCGCAACGAACTGATCGAGCTGCTCATTGCCACACGCACTCAGTCAGAGGGTGTAACAGCGGATTTAATTATTAAGCTGCTATCAGCAGGTGCGGTAGCAACGCCGCAGCCGGTGGTTCCTGAGCGTCTTGCCAAGTATGTAGCAAAGAAAAAAGCGGAACTTGATAGATACATAGACGAGTTTTGCCGCTCAGAGCCTGGCACTAACGCAGCGGTCTGGAATTCCGGATATCACCGGCAGCACGCAGAGGATTTGCAGGAAATTATTGACGAATTGGACGCACTGCTATCAGCAGGCAAGGGAGGTGAGCAACCATGACCAAGGGCGGCTGCCGCTAATAAAAACGCACACAAAGAATCAAAGGGAGTCAGCAGAGCATGAAAAAAGAGCAACAACAAGTAGAAAAGCTGTCAGCAGTCCTTAATGAGCTGGTCAACATGGGGCACATTAACGCAAACGACAGAGTTAGAATTGAAGGGCATGGCGAGTGGACAGTTGGGGAATTGCTTCAAGAAGCAGCAGAAACAATTCTCGTGTCGAGGAATTTTAACAATGGGTAACACGTTTAAGGTAACGGAACTGCGGCAGATCGGAAACGCGGTTCAATGGATGGTAACAGCGGTCGAAGCCGGACTGTTAGCGGGCGAGGTCGATATCACGCTTGCACCTGAAGGCCGTTCAGCGATTCAAAATCGGCGTTTATGGGCTGTACTGACAGATATAGCAACTCAAGTCGACTGGTACGGGCAGAAGCTGTCACAAGAGGATTGGAAGCACGTATTTACTGCGTCCATGACTAAACAACGGGTAGTTCCTGGAATCGACGGGGGGTTTGTAGTCTGCGGATTATCAACATCAAAAATGACAAAGCAGCAATTTGCCGACCTGCTAACCATCATTGACGCTTTTGGCTCAGAGCAAGGGGTTAAGTGGTCAGATCCTGCGCTTGAAACATTCAGCGAATACCGCGAGGCGCAAGCATGACTTTAAAAATTGACAGAATTGGTTTATCAAGCGATCTACGAACGAATAGGTGGTCAATTATTTGCCAGTGCGGGAAACGTAATGAGCCATCAACAACGATGCGAGCAACACAGAGATTCCAATGTGAAAAATGTCAGGCTGAAATTTACGCTGATTACAATGCCAATCCGCCGACCGCAAAGATTATAGAGGCTCAAGCATGAGGCGATGCAAGCAATGCCGAATAGAGATCCCGCCGGCTGCAAAGTGTACTGACTTTATCAGCAAGGAGGGATTCTGCGGCATTGACTGTGCCAGTACGTGGGCTGCCTCAATGGCTACTAAACAGCGCATAAAGACACGCAAGGCAGAAACCAAAACACGCAAGGACAAGATCAAGACAAAGACAGAATGGTTGGCAGAGGCTCAGGCAGCCTTCAATCAATACATCAGGGCAAGAGATCATGGGCAGGGTTGCATATCATGCGGCACTACAAAGCAGGATATTCAGTATCACGCTGGACACTATCGAACACGTAAGGCTGCACCACAACTCAGGTTTGATGAGACTCAAGTCTGGCTCCAGTGCGCCACATGCAATAACCACCTGTCGGGCAACCTAATCAACTACAGGCGCGAATTGCTGAACAGAATTGGACAGGCAGAAGTGGACAGGATTGAATGCGATAACAGCGAGGCAAGGTTTACGATCGATGATGCCAAGAGGATCAAAGCTGAATACAAGGCTAAATTAGCAGAGTTAAAGAGCTTGACAGCATAGTACGCACAATGTTTTAATCCTCACCGCTGACGGTAACTTAATTTATTAAGTTTCTTCAGTTTAAGTAACAAGGGAGTCCAACCCGAACACCGAATAAGCCCATCGCAAGTGGGCTTTTTCATTTGTGCGTCACTAAAACTGCGCCAGCCATAAGCCAGCGCAGGGGGTTACAACAGGTCAAAACACCATCTCTATATTTTTCAATCTAAGTTCAGCCACACGTTTCACTATCAACGGCTTGTAGGCGGGGTTTAATTCACACAGGATTGCATTGCGCCCATTGGCCAGCGCAACACCAGCAGTTGTGCCGCTGCCGCCAAAAGGGTCTAGCACTGTGCCGCCAATCACGCCAGCCTCGCAAGAGCAGACGGCCTGAAATCCAAGTGTGACCGTTTTTATGGTTGGCCCCGTGCGGATATCAGGTGTGCTGTTTGTTTGCCTAGAGGTTAAATCCTGTTTGCCAATGATAGGGTTACCGCTTTTACCGGAGCCACTTTCAAAAGTTTTAGTTTGTTCCGTCAGTCTTTCCCACGGCTTGCCGCATTGTGAGCAGCATCGCTCAGGACAGCCAGCCAATATACAAGGCTCTATCAGGCCGGGCGGGAAAGTGGCAAAGTGTGCGCCAGCATAAGGCTTGGTGGTGACTGTCCAGACGCTGCGCTTATTGCGCGTAGGGTTTTCCTCATCATCTTTACCCTGAAGCCCTTTGTGCGCTCCACCGGAGATTGGAACCTCTCCTGATGTGTACTTGCCTGCCGACCGATCTCTCGCTCCCCAGTTCTGCGCCTCCTCCTTGATAGCCTCATGGTCATAGTAATACGTGGCAGACTTGGACAGCAGAAAAATATATTCATGCGACTTAGTGCATCTGTCTGTTACGCTTTCCGGCATGGGGTTTGGCTTGTGCCAGATAATATCCTGACGCAGATACCAGCCGTCTGCTTGCAAGGCAAAGGCTACTCGCCAAGGAATGCCGATGAGGTCTTTATGCTTGAGGCCAATGGCTTGAGCGTTGCGGGTAGGGTTGTATCCGTCATGCCTATCCCGGTTAACGCGATCACCATCTTGAGTCTTTCCGCCCTTGCCGCCAGCAAGCGTCTCTGCTGGTTGATGTGTGCCGCCTCGCTGTGCGGCATAACTATCCCCAAGGTTTAACCATAAAGTGCCATCCTCTCGCAGCACTCGGCGCACCTCGTGAAATACTTTAATCAGCTTTGCAACAAACTCCTCTGGTGTTGGCTCAAGACCTATTTGCCCATCATGGCCGTAATCACGCAAGCCGAAGTATGGAGGGCTAGTCACGCAACAATGCACCGACTGATCGGGCATCTGGCGCATAGAGTCGATGCAATCGCCAATATGTATTTGGTAGTCATTCATAGCAACACCAACATAAACATCCCAGCACACAGGATGCACGTCAGGACACCACAAAGGACATCAATCTTCTGGGCGCGGGTCATTTAAATATTCCTTTAAAAAGGTTTTCAGCAGAATATTCGTAATTCTTTGCCATGTTGTTAGTGCGTTCAGTTCTGACGCATTTGCCGCAAATGTGATACATGTCCTTTTTAAGTTTAGCGTCTCGTATTTCGCCAAGGTACTCGCCGCATTTGTAGCAGTGTATTTGTCTCATTCCACACCTCGCAGCCGTGGCAGAATGGTTTCCAAAGCAGAAGCTAGTCGCATGTCAGTATTTGGATAGCCGTTTGCGTCAACGTCAGGGCTTAAGGCGTCGAATATATCGCTCAGGATGCTCCAAGCTGCCTTGTACTCAGGCGTTGGCAGGTCGTGGCGCACGGCAGCTTGTAGGGCTGCTGTGATATACTGCGTGCGTGACATCTCGCACTTATGTGCGGCTTTTGTAAGCTGACGTAAGAGGCTGTCAGGTAGGCGCAGGCTTGTAGGTGCGCCCGCTCCCCGCTCAGGCTTAATAATCGGAGTTGCAGCAATTACGTCAAATGGGTCTTGCAGATCGCCTACAGACGCATTGAATTTATCTATTGCAGACACAACGGCGGCAATAGCAGAGCAGTCGTCAGTAAAGTTAAAGTATTCTCGTTTTGGGTGAACCCTGCATTTAATCAATTCACCATGTATAAATTTTTCAAGGCGTGTATGAAATTTATTTTTTGCATCAAATATCGGAACAAATTTATGGTCTAGCCCCATAGATGAATAACCCGCTATTCTGTTTTTAAGTATTTGGGTGGTTCTGCCAATCTTGTATTGATTTGGCATGCTTTTGTTTTTAAGTATGTATATGGTTCCTTCGTCGCTCATTGTTTATCCCCTTTGATTGCGGCGTTAGTTGCAGCCTCAAGCGCATCAATAACAAATTGGTTTTTAGTGGTGCGCTTAATGTGAGCCGCCTCATTGATCCTTTTTCGCAGCCCGTCTGATATGCGGAATGTGGTTGGGTACTTGTCTTTATCGTGCGGGTTTTGCATAAACGCCTCAGTAGTTTGTGGGTAGCAATGCCGGAAACAACAAGATAGCACACAAAGCAAGCAAAGCAATCAAAGCAAACACAATAGTTTCTATCAATACAGAGCAGATCAATAGATTATTTGTATCGCTACGCTAATCGGGTTGAGATACACTTAGCCGTTGATTGTAGTAGTGCTGACCCTCAGCGCGTCCTTGGCGCGCCTTGTGCCTCCGAAGTTTGGGGGCATTTTTTTGCCTTATGGTTTGTGGTGGCGTACAATGAGACATAAGGCGGCAGTGCCGCGATAGATCAACGGTGTTGATTATGGGCAGCAAAACAGAATCACGATCAGTCGGCAGACCTCGCCTGTATGATACGCCTGAGCAGTTTGACGCCAAAGTCGAGGAATACAAACTTTACTGCGACACCAAGCCAGAGCCGGTCACATGGACAGGGCTTGCACTGTATCTCGGATTTTCATCCCGCCAATCTATTGACGAATACCTCAACTATGACGGATTTTCTGACTCCGTAAAACGGGCAAAGTCGCTTGTTGAGTATAGCTACGAGCTAAAACTACACGGCGCATCACCAACTGGCAGCATATTTGCACTTAAAAACTTTGGCTGGTCTGATAAGTCAGCAGAGCCAGAAGGCATCAGCGCGGATCAGGTGATTGAGATAATCAGGGCGGCAAGGCCGGAACAAAGTGCAGCTCGCCCTGACTGAGCCGCAAGAGGACTTTGTATTCTCAACCAACCCATACCCTGCGATGGTGGCGGGCTTGGGCGCTGGGAAATCAGAGGCCGGTATAGCAAGGCTGGTCATCAAGATGGCGCAGCAGCCGCAGATTAATACCGCGTATTACATGCCAACCTATGACTTGCTAAGACTGCGCGCAATGCCTGGCGTCGAGGACATGCTGTCAAGGCTTGGGCTACCCTTTAAAACGAACAGATCAGAGTACACCATCCACATCAGAGGCTACGGCGACATGATATTCCGGTCATACGACAGACCGGAGCGTATCGTTGCGTACGAGGTGGCAGATTCTATTGTTGATGAGCTGGACACGTTACCAAAGGACAAGGCGGCGTATGTGTGGCGCAAAGTGTCAGAGCGTAACCGGCAGCACTGCGGCAGAGCCAACACAATCGGCAGCGTGACAACGCCAGACCAAGGCTATTCCGGCTTTACTTATGAAAAGTGGGTCAAGAAACGCCAGAAAGGGTATGAGCTTATCAAGGCATCAACGGCAAGCAACCCGTTTTTGCCAGATGGCTACATCGAGCAGATACGCGCAAACTATGACCCGATACTGGCTGACATGTATCTCAATGGCGAGTTTGTCAGCCTGTCACAGAACAAGGTCTATCACTTTTTTGACCGCATCAAACACCACAGCGACAGGGTGCTGACAGCCGATGACACCTTTGTTCACATTGGGCTAGACTTCAACATAGGCGGCACATGCGCCACCGTCTGGGTGATTGACAACAACCAGCCGATTGCCGTTGATGAGTTCGTCAGTCACGACACAATGGACTTTTGCAACAACCTTACAAAGTACAAGGCAGAGGGGCGCAAGCTGATTGTTTACCCTGACGCATCCGGCAAGTCGGGCAGCACAAACGCAAGCCAGTCAGACATTGAGATTATTATCCAAGCCGGTTACAGGGTAGACTGTGCAGAGGCTAACCCAGCGGTGCGTGACAGAATAAACTCCGTCAACGGATTGCTGGCGCATGATAAAATGCGCGTCAACACGGACAAATGCCCGAACCTGACAGATGCACTTGAGTCGCAGGGCTATGATACAAAGGGCGACCCAGAGAAGTTCAAAGACCACCCGGCAATAGACGACTGGAACGACAGCATGGGTTATTTTATTTACCGCAAATGGCCTGTGCGCCGACCGTCGAGCGCAGGTGTAAAAATGGGAGGGCGCTGGTAATGGCTGCCGACTCGCTCGCAGACACACTGCTAAGACATGCCACATATCTGGACAGGGTGGCATCTGGCGTTATCAAAGACTCTGTTGACCCTGCAATGATTGCCATCGCTATTGCGGTGCGTCAGGCGCTTGCTGATTACGCGCCCGACATGAGCCGGATAGAGTTTATCCAGATGCGCTCGCGTATCAGACAGATCGCTGACACGCAGTTGCGCGCCATGATGACAACCGTCACCAATCAGATGACCGACATTTCCCTGGCAGAGGCGACTTACTTTGCCGGCATTGTTGAAGAGTTTGCAGCAAAGGGCGTCTCTGTTGCGATACCGTTACCGACAAGCATCGCGCTCAGTGTGCAGCGTGAGATGGTATTGACCGCTGGCGCATCAAGTCAGGTCGGCACATGGTCGGAGTTCGTCGCAGGGACAACACAGGCGCAGACACAGCTTATCGACAACACAATACGCGCAGGGTACGCAGACGCACAGACAAAAACCGAGATTGTTAAGCGCCTTGTTGGCACGGGCAAGCTTGATTACTCAGACGGGCTGATTATCAACCGCGCAAAACGTCAGATTGAAACGCTTGTCAGGACGGGCATAAATCATTACTCCAACGAGGCAAAGCGCGCAGTTACTGAGCAAAACGAGGATATTGTTGAGGGTTATGTGTTCTTAAACGTGTTCGACAACCGCACAACGCTCACCTGTCTGCACTTTGGGGAGTTGGCCGCAACCGGCAAGATTTACAAGGTTGATGACCCTGACACTCCGCGCCCGCCTTTGCACTACAACTGCCGCTCGCAACTGATATTCAAGGTGCAGGGGCTAGACCCGTTTGCCGGGCGCATGGCATCGGTAGGCGGTCAAGACACGGCAGAGGCAGCAGAGGCATACAACAAACGACAAGAGCGCCTAGACGAGCGCAGGGACGCAGCAGCCGAGAGACGGGCAGAAGGCTTGCCAGCAAAAGAGGTTTCATCCAAGGTTACGCGCAAGGGGCGCGCAGACGATACGATATTCAAGGCAGGCACGATCAGTGCAGACACTAGCCCGTCAGAGTTCCTGAAGCAGCAGCCGCGCTGGTTTGTGGAGTCAACACTTGGCAAGTCGCGGGCGGCGTTGTTTCTGGATGGTAACCTGCCTATTGAGAAGTTCACCGACATGCAGGGGTCGCCGCTCACCCTGTCACAGCTACGGGCAATGGATGACACAGACGCGGCATTCAGGCGGGCTGGTTTGTGATATTGCAGCATCGGCGCTATAATCAGCAAAACGGCTTACGGGTTTAGATCATGGCGCGAATAAAATCATCGGCAAGGATATTTCAAAAGCCGGACATTGTTGTGCATGAGCAGTATGACGTTACGCTGCCCGATGTTGTAAAGGTGCGCGACTTCCTTGAAGGCGAGCCAGCGGTCAAGCGCAAGAAAACCACGTATTTACCGCACCCAAACACCGCGCAAGCAAAAAACCCGGGGCAAGATGAGCTGTATGCCGCATACCTAATGGGCGGAGAGGTTGAGGACTTCGCCGCACGCACACTTGAGTCAATGCTTGGCAGGCTTAACCGGAACCCCGTCGTCTATGGGTTGCCATCAGAAATCGCGTATCTTGAGTACGATGCAGACGGAGACTGGACAACACTACAGGAGACCGTCGAGGCTGTTGCCAATAACATATTGGCTGTTAACTACCACATATTGGTCGCAGAGTACGAGCGGGTTCCCGATGGCGTTGCCGAGCTATCGGTCGCCCAAAAGCAGGCGCTCGGCCTTCGCGCATACATTAGGCAGTACGCACGTGAAAGCCTGTATGATTGGCAGTTCGGCAAAATCAACGGACGGACGCAGCTTGTTTATGCAAAGCTTGTGACAAGCGAGGTGCGACGCGCAGAAGATGGCCCTTATTTGCACACAGACGAGCTTGAGCTGTTTTTGGACGAACAAGGCTACAGGCAGACGCTGACCAAATACAAAAACGCCGAGCCTATCGGCCAGCCAAAGGCGTTTATCCCGATGGCAATGAATAAGCGGCTCACGTATATCCCTATAGAGATTGTCACGGCAGACCGTACGCCCAAAGGCACAGTGCCCAAAAAGACGGGTTACATCGCGCCATTGGTTTATAAAGCCCACCATCGCTACCAAGTGTCAGCGGATCTCAAAGAAAAGCTGCGAATCATGCAGGACACCAGCTATTCAAGCGGCTGGTCAGAGGCAAACAAAGAGGAATTCAACAGCATCAACGGGCGACAGTATTTTGCCTTCGGCGCAGGCGTGCATAACTTTCTGCCGCAGGGTGTTGAGATTGATATCCTCAAAATGCAGGCCGACGGGGATGCGCATTTTAAATATCTGGAAATGAATGCCGGTGAGGTGCAGGCGCTCGGCGGTCGGTTTAACACCTCAGAGAAAGAGGTGACGGCAACCGAGGTGATGGATGCAGCAGCAGAGGAGCTGGCAGAGCTTAACCTGATTGCAAACAATATCGAGTCTGCTTTTAAGCGCATGCTGTGCTACTGCGCTGAATTTGAAGGACTGACAATAACGCCGGAAAAAATAGAGTTCAGCATTAACCGCGAGTTCGTGGCGCAGAACATGACGCCAGACGAGGTTAGGGCAGTGCGCGAAACCTTCCTAGACAGACTAATAAGCCGTGAACAGGCAGTCCAGAAATTCATAGACGGCGGTTTTTTGCGCGGCGAGGTTGATGTAATCCTTAACGATATTGATGACGATTTGCCAGAGCCGGAAACAGGCGTATAATTAAACCATCCAGCACCGTGTGCTGGTCAACCGACAGACAATGAGGGGCGGTGCCCATGAGTGATTTGACAGCAGAGCAGTTTGGCCAGTTACCTGAGTTTATCAAAGGCGACTATCAAGAAGTTGAGGCGGATGGCGTAAAAACGTACCGGCACGCCGGAGTGCTAAAACTTAAAGGCACACTCAATGAGCTTGATGGCAAGCTTAAAGCAACATCGTCAAAGCTGACAGAGTACGAGGCGACACAAGCGCAGCGGCAAGCGGAAGCAGAAAAGGCTGCGTTTGAGAAGATGAAAAAAGAAGGCAAGATTGACGAGATTTTAGAGGATCAGCGCAAGCGGCATGAGGCAGAAAAGGCCGAGTTGTCGGAAAAGCTGACCAACAAGGACAAGGCTATAATCCGCAAGGCTGTTGATGGCGTGGCCTCCGACCTTGCGGCAGAGATTGCTACGGATGTGGGTCGGGCGATGGTAAAAAAAGAGATTGCCAGCCGCGTGCAGTTTGACCCAGATACAGAAAAGTACACTTTTTTAGACGAGGATGGCAGTGCCACTTCGCTGGATTTGAAAGGCTTTAAAGCGGAGCTTCTCAAGTCGCAAGCCCTTAGCCCTTTAATCAAAGCGCAGTTCTCTAGCGGCGGCGGTGCAGATGGCGGGCAGGGAAAAAATACTGGCGGTGCCAGTCAGAAAACAGTAACACGCTCGCAGTTTGATGCGATGGGACACAAAGACCGACTGGAATTCGCCAAAGCTGGCGGCAAAATAACCGATAATTGATTTGCATTTGGAGTAACTGAACATGCCTAACGTACTAACCGATTTAGCTGCCGATATTTACGTTGCAGCAGATATTGTCGCCCGCGAGCAAGTGGGCGCTGTTTCATCCGTTGTTATCAACGGTAATGCGTCTGAGCGCGTTGCTGTCGGCGGAGTCGTCCGCTCGCACTTCACACGCGCAGCGACCTTGATCGAGAATGCCTCGCCATCAATGACCATTCCTGAGGGCACGGATCAAACGATTGACAATAAAACAGCGACGATCAGCAAGACCGCAAACGTGCAGATCCCGTGGACTGGCGAGGAAATGCGCCTGATCGACAACGGCTCTGGCTTTGAAACCGTTTACGGCGATCAGATCGCACAGGCGATGCGCACGATCACAAACAAAATTGAGCAGAATCTGTTAATTGAGATCTACAGAAACGCCTCTCGCGTAGTCGGCACATCAGGCACAACTCCCTTTGCGTTAGACTTTAATGCAATGGCAGAGCAGCGCCAGATTCTGGCAGACAACGGCACGCCGATGGCGGACGGCCAAATATTCACTATACTGTCATCCGTTGCAGGTACAAAGCTACGTAATTTGGCACAACTGCAAAAAGCGAACGAGGCAGGCTCTGACCGCATGCTGCGGCAAGGCGTTCTGCTGGATCTGCAAGGCATTGCGCTCAAAGAGACCGCCTTTGCACCAGCGCACACCAAGGGCACTGGTACGGGATATCTGGTTAATGCCGGCGCGGGTCTCGCTGTTGGCGCAACTGCTATCCCTGTTGATACCGGTACGAACACTATCGTCGCTGGCGATGTGATCACGTTTGCTGCCGATACAGCCAACCAATATGTTGTTGCTACAGCATTGACGGGCGGCGTGGTGACGATTGCTGCGCCCGGTCTGCGCGTTGCAATCCCTGACAATAATGCGATCACTGTAACTAACAACTACACGGCAAACGCCACCTTCCACCGAAACGCAGTCGAGCTGATCATACGCCCGCCAGCGATGCCAAAAGGTGGAGACGCGGCTGTTGATATGCTGACAGTCCAAGACCCCCGCTCCGGGCTAGTGTTTGAGATTGCCGCGTATAAGGGCTACCAGAAGGCCATGTTTGATGTGCGCTGCGTCTACGGCTATGAGGTATGGAAGCCAGAGTTCGTGACCGGCGTTAAAGGCTGATAACAATTAACAGGGGGCTGGCGCAATCCAGCCCTTTTGTTATCTGGGGTAATTATGGCAATCGTCGTCGAGACTGGCACAGGCACAAACCCTGATGCTAATTCCTATATTGATACTGATTACCTCGCAGCGTACGCGCTTGATCGGGGTTATGAGATACAGTCGGAGCCGTCTAATTTAATTTACGCAGCGATGGACTGGATAGAAAATCAGCAGTATCAGGGCTGGATCAAGGAGGAAAAACAGCCTCTTTTGTGGCCGCGCCATGATGTTTATTATCGCGGGTATTTGCTATCCGCTGACGAGATACCTGCACTGGTTAAAAAGGCACAGGCTGCACTTTGTCTTGAGATAGACAGAGGATATAACCCTCTCGCTACGATCACCCAAGGCGTCAAGCGCGAGAAAGTCGGAGAGATCGAGGTCGAGTATCAGGACGGCACAGGCACGTTTGCTATCCGCAGTGTTAATCAAATATTGCGCCCCTTGCTCGCTGGCGGCATGAATAGCGCCATGAGGGTGTTATGAGCCGGTACAACTACGCTCCGCTGCAACAATCTGCTGCCAGACTCATAAATAAGTTTGGCGCAGAGTACACGTTTGAGCGGCAGGTCGAGCGCGACTACGACCCAGAGACCGGCAAGCCAACAGCGAGAAAGTTTGTCTACACTCGCAACGGCGTTGTTGTGGATTTTGATCGCAGTGAAGTGGCACAGAACACTGTCCAGCAGGGCGATATTAAACTGCTGGCAGAAAGTGAGGATTACAACATCGGTGACTTGGTCAGCGTCAACTGTCTACAATATCGAATCGTCAGCATGATACCCATCCAAGGCAGTCAGCAGGCGCTGGCTGTTTATTTACATTTGAGGAAGTGATGAAAGGACTGTCGCAGGCTGTGCTGAGCATCAAGAAACTGGCGCAGCGCGATGCGAGGCGGTACACGCTTGACTGTGCGAACAGGATTATACGCAGGACCCCTTTCGACACAGGCATACTCCGTGGCGGCTGGCAACCATCTATCAACACGCCGATAAACACCGAGATAAACAGGCCTGATAAAAACAATTCGATTGTTAGCGCAGAAATTAAGTTAAATTCTGACCGGCTTGTATTGGGTGATATTTTCTACATGAGCAACAATCTACCGTATGCCGCACGCATTGAGTACGATGGCTGGTCACAGCAAGCCGTACAGGGCATGATGCGGATATCGGTCATTGAGGTGGCAGCGGCTATCAACGCGGGGCGCAAATAATGGCAACCTATTTCGCAGACATTGAGGCCGCTTTTACGGTCAAGATGAATGAGCTTGCAGACAGGCCGGCTGTTGCATGGCCCAACGTGAAGTTTGAGCCGAATGCCAAAAAACCTTATCTGCGGATAAACATCATCCCAGCCGAAACCGTACAGGCATCACTCGGCGCAACTGGTAAGGATGAGACAAACGGCATCTGTCAGATTACTTGCTTTGTGCCAACTGGCACAGGGCGAACAGACTTGCCAGATATAATTGCCGATCATTTTAAACGCGGCACTGTTTTAAGCTATAATAGCGCCAGCATCAGATTACGCTCGCCCAGTATCGGGCCAGCAATAGCAGACGGCGCATTCTATTTTGTGCCTGTATCAATCCCGTATCAGACGTACACAGAGGCAAGGTAATCATCATGTCAATAGCAAACGGCGCACAGCATTCGATACACTACGTCCCTGAGGCAACGTATGGGACGACACCGGCCAACCCAGCGTTTAAACCCTTCCCGCACACCGGTACAACCCTTGGCATGACCAAGGACGGTCTTGAGTCTGAAAAGCTGCGCGGTGATCGGCAGGTTGTGGACTTCCGGCACGGGAATCAATCAATAACGGGCGATGTTAGTGCAGAGCTTGAGTACGGCAGTTTTGACGACATCTTGCAGGCGGTCATGTGCGGAACATGGACGTCTGATACTTTGCGATCAGGAGTTACTCGCCGGTCATTTACTATTGAGCGCAAGTTTGCGGATCTAGCCGTACCTGAGTGGCACAGGCATACCGGCTGCGAGTTCAACAGCTTCGCGCTGTCTGTCAGCCCCAATGCGATTGTGTCGGCCACCTTTGGCGTGGTCGGCAAGGGCTTAACACCGGCAACCACTGCGATTGCTGGCAGCACATACGCTGCGGCATCATCTGTACAGCCATTTGACAGCTTTACCGGCGGCATAGAAGAGGGCGGGCTGACGATCGGTATTATCACAAGGATAGAGTGCTTGCTCGAAAACGGACTGGAGCCATTGTTTGCAGTCGGATCAAAAACAACTATCCGGCCAAGCATTGGCAAATCACGAGCCACAGGCAATTTAACCGCGTACTTTGAAAGCAAGGCTTTATACGAAAAGTTTATCAATGAAACGTCATCCAGCATTATGCTAGTGCTTGTCGATCTTGCTGGCAACTCGTATGAGTTCAATTTGCCTAACGTCAAATATAACTCAGGCCAGCCCGATGTATCAGGCGAGGGCGCGGTCACTATTAGCATGGACTTTATTGCGCTTTACGAAAGTGTAAACGCAAGCCAGATCCTGATAACAAGGACTCCTGCATAATCATGGAGCTATCAAGCCTGTTGACGGTCAATGACCATGAGGCAGGGGCGGAGTGTAATATCCTCTCCCCTGTCGATGGCAAACCAACCGATGTTTACATCCTGCTCGCCGGGGCAGATTCCTCTGTCTGGCGCAAAGCCAAGCGCAAGCAGACAACCGAGATCATGGCGGCTGCACGCTCAAAGGCTCCCGTTGACCTTGATTACGATGCGATGGACATTGCGGCACTTGTTGATGCAACTATCGGCTGGCGCGGCATTGTCTCTGGCGGACAGCCATATGAGTTCAGCAAGGAAAATGCGCTGACGCTGTACTCAGGCTCCCCAGGCATCGTCAATCAGCTACTGGATTTTATTGCTGACAAGCGAAATTTTATCAACGGCTGGTCGAGGAGTTTGTCAGGTTCGGGCGCTGGTGTTTTTACATCCACGCCCATCCAGAAGGCTCCACGATCAGCCGGTACGAAACGCTCAAGCAGGTTGAAAAAAGCCTAGGCACAACGCCGGCAGGATTGCTAAATGCGCCAACGCTCGGAGCTGAACACGATGACGCTCTAGAGGCTTACAAGGCGCTGACTACGCACTCATGGCAAGAGCTTGATGCGTATATGCGCTTATCCGGCAACGTGCTTGCAGCGTGGGAAATAGAGGCTGTTATGACACTGGCAAAGCATAAAGACGAGGTTCCGGCATGGCCACTGAAGTAGCAACCTTATTATTTGGGGCCGACACCCGCCCACTCAAAAGCGCAAATGACGAGCTTGTCAAGACGGAGCGCGCAGGCGTGCGCGCTCAGGATGCTGCGCGCAAGATGGGGGTCGAGCTTAAAAAGGCGGCGAACGATTCCATCAACCCAATCCAGAAGGTCAGCAGCGGGATCAGCGCATTAACATCCGCGATTGTGGCGCTTGGCGGCGCGCTGGCCGCTCGGCAGTTCGCCATCTATACCGATCAATGGACTGACCTTAATTCCCGCATCATCAACGCCACAGGCAGCGCAGAAGCGGCTAATGAGGCGTTACAGTCCATCAGTCAGACGGCCAGAACAACGTATTCCAGCCTGCAACAAACCGCCGAGGCGTTTTTGCTTAACAGCATGGCGCTTAATGAGCTTGGTTACACGACACGGCAGCAGGTTGATCTGGCAGACGCACTTAATAATGCGCTGGTAATCTCCGGCACAAAGGGTGAGCGTGCGGCCTCGGTAATGAA